GCAAAAACCCCCGCTTGCCTGTGTAGGGGCGGGGGTGTCTGCTGACTATCTATAGAGGCGAACCCCTATGCATTGACGCGCTTCATGATGACGCGGAACTTATCTGAAACTATGCTGAACTCAAGCGTACCGCGATTCTCCGCGATGTCGAACACGATACCTACGCGACCCTTACCGATGTGGACAAGGTCGCCTAGCTGTGCGTACTTGAGCGTAACTAATTCGAAATCTGGAACATGATTCAGGCTTGGTACGCCGTACTCCTTGCGTACCTCAAGCACCTCCGCCTTGAGGTCTGCGAGTATGTCGTTGTGTGTCCATGCTGTGATTGTGTTCATTGTGAAGCCTTTCGTTGGTTGGATGTCGAGCCGACCAGTTCAGCCCAACGACAAACAGACTACAGGATGACCAGCCGAATGTCAAATCTGAGCGTGTTTTCTCGGTATGTCTGCCCTATGTGACGTCATCCACCCACCCAGCATGCACCCCTTGCGCCCTGTGTGCCTCGTACGCGGGCTTGTACGCCCGCTTTGTGTGTACGGATCACGCGCATCCGCATGGGCATATGACACGCCCTGCGCCTGTCTTTCTTTGATAACAGAGCAAAGCTCTGTTTGATAAAGGGGGCTGGACAAACGTTCAGCAAACTTACCGAAAGGATTCACCGAATGATTACAGATTACCTATTGCCAACCGACTACATCGCTATCGGTTGCTTGCTCACTGTGATTGGCGCATTGTTCGCTGGTCTAGTGTGGGACGTAGTCGCGTCAAAGATAGCAGACCAAAGGTCTGCTGATATAGAGAGCCACTGGGCTACAACAATTCGAGAGGAACGATAATGGATTACAAGGTCAAACTCAACACACAAGAAGACGAGAACGCCCCTCGCGGGACAAGATACTACGTCGAGTTTCTTAAACTCGATGACTGGAATACCTCGCTCGGTGAGGTAGATGGTACATCATGGCAAGACGCAATGGCAAAAGCCATTGAACTACTACAAGACAAGGGAGAAATCTAATGGGAGCACGTATCAATTTCGTACTGAAAGTATATCCGAAAGAGCGAGCTCACGTCACGCTCTACTCACACTGGGGCGAGACGAACTGGAGACAGGACTTAGCGTTGGCTTTAGCCAAGGCTGAGCCACGTTGGACAGACCAGAACTACGCTGCCCGAATAGTTGTATCACAACTAATCGGTGAGGACTGGGATAAGGAGACAGGCTACGGCTTGTTCACATCTGTTGACGGCGAGGACTTAGGGGACACCACTGTAGTGGTGGACTTTACAAATCAAATCGTCAATGATACAGGCAACGAACATTCGTTCGGTACATTCATCGAATACCAAGGAGAGGTGCTGGAATATCATGCCTAGATTCGTAGTAATGGTACATGAAGAGTACGACAACAAGTGGGGCTTCGATGCCGACAACCTTGAGCATGCTCAAGAACTGATGCGACAGGTAGAGGAGGGCGAACTTGACTATGAAAGTCTGCCCAATTTCTACGATAAGAACTACGGAATAGACACAACATGCGGACAAGTGGAAGAGGTGCAAGCATGACTGTATATATAGCAAATGAGAACGGCGATTGGTGGGAGTATACAAAGGACTCTGTCCTTTATATATTGAACGACGAAAATCATGGCGTAAAAGAACTCATGGCTGAGGCGGATACATCACCCGACTCTGACAAGTTCGAGCAATTCATCCAACAAAATGGCGAAGCCATTGACATAGCAAAGGGAGCATACAAATGGGACTAAACACAGCGCAAGACCTAGTAGAGAATGTCATTGACATTCGCCAATCAATCGCAATCCAATTGCGTAGCAATCACTACCCGCCAGTGCCACTCAGCATGGTGGAACCATGCATCGAGGCTATCTATGCAGTATCGGAGGGCGATACTCATAAGAGTATCCAACTACCAGAAGGCATCACGTGGCGGGAGTATCCAACGGCTCCCGCGTATGCGATCGTGGAGTCTCATCACCTCGAGCCATGGTGTGACTATGACAACGACTAAGCATCTATATGACATGACCCGAGAGGAACTAGCGCAGGTGCTATGCGTATTCTGTGGAGTCAATGCCATGGATGAGTACGCCTGTCGCAACAATCTCAAGGACAACTATGCCTATTGCAGTGAGTGCTGTGCCGATGAACTAGAGGACAGTGGCACATCATGCTGCGGGTAACACACATCTCAAGATAGCACAGCAAAGCTGTGCGTATATAGAGGAAGCAACACCAACCAACCAACGAAAGGAATGACAATGCAAGCAACACTGAAACGCAGTAATGACCGCAAGGTAACCAACCTTGTGACGCCTAACGGCAAGCAATCAGCAATCGCTAATACATTTGGGCTGCCAGCAGGCAAAGACTTCTCCTGCCCAGGTGCAACATCTATCTGTTCTAAGGTTTGCTACGCTGGAAAACTTGAGAAGGTATACAAGGGAGTGCGAGATGTACTGATGCACAACTGGAATCTTCTTAAGGATGCTGACGTCAACCAAATGGTTGACATGCTCGATGACATGATCCTTGATTTCATCAAGGACTGTGACCGCCGACAAGCACCGAAGGTATTCCGCATTCATTGGGACGGAGACTTCTTCAACACAACTTACGAGTATGCATGGCAGAAAGTAATCATGATGCACCCCGACGTTAAGTTCTGGGCATACACACGGGTCGAGTCCGCTGCTTACTCACTATCTGGACTAGACAATCTCTCGCTGTACTACAGTACAGATGCAGACAACAAGCACATCGCTGACAAGGTACGTAGTACCAGCATCGATACGAAACTGGCATACCTCGCTGATACATTCGAGGATGCTAAGCAAGACATGCTCAGCATGACTGGCAAGGTAGGGGCTAAGTGTCCCGAGAATAACAAGAGCATCCCGCTCATCAGTGCCAACGGCTCAGCCTGCTTCAGCTGCGGGCTATGCATCGACGGCAAAGCCGACATCCGATTCAGTGCAACCAAGAAATGAGGACACCATGAACGCATCATTTAGAATCGAGCAAGTAAGTTTCTTACTTACTCAGTACCGAGAAGCAATGCACCGCCCAGGTATGGGTGACCTTGCTATATGGGAAACACTCAAGACATACTACAAGCAGCCCGAAGAGTGGGACATTGTCCTCACCTCTACCCAAGAGGAAGCCTTCGACCGCATGGTATCTGATCGCTGGAACGTGGATATGGGTGACCATTTCTATGGTCTGGACTACGACACCATTGACGAACTAGTACTTCAGTACCTGAAGGACAACCAATTAGTAACCGAGATACCAGAGGAGGAAGAGTAATGCCTATCATGTGCGACGATTGCAAATGTTCCAACTGGATTTGCAATACATGCGGTGAGTCCAATCATAATGATTGTGGTTGCCCATGCTGTGGCTGTAAATGCCAGACGAAAGAAGATGAGAAGTGGTGCGATGACTGCGGAAAGAACGTGCCATACACAAGCGAGGGATGTGCCTGTCAAGATAGCACATCTTTAGATGTGCATATATATAAGAGTGACACCAACCAACCAACGAAAGGAAGTACAATGACCGAACCAATTACAATGAGCGAGATTGACCTGCTCAATATCGAACTAGCAAATGTAAGAAGCACAAGCGATTCACTGCGTGATTCACTCAACCGATCACGCAATAACGTACGAGATATCTTCACCTTCATCAACGATTACATCGAGGAGAATGACCTAGATGTAGACGATGACATGCCACTATCCGAACTCAACAACCTGCTAAGCAATGCGTTTGGTAGCGAGCTTGTCTTCGACAAGGAGTATGAAGTACAGGTTCAGTACACCACGCTTGCAACCTTCACTATCCGAGCCAAGAATGAGCAAGAAGCATGCGAAGAAGCGGAACAGATGGGGTATGTTGAGCCACAGTTCGACCAAGATACAGACGATGTAGTCACAGAGTTCGACCGCATTGCATACAGCCAACGAAAGGGACAATAATGATAGCCGAAATCCACGCAGTACCAAGGATAGGTGACCGCACCAAGAATGGTGCAGTCATCATAGATATCAAGCCAGCCTGGGATTCATCAGGCTACGTAGCACTCTGCCTATGGGTAGAGGACACGCAGTTAGAAGTACCAACCCGACGCACCGTTGACCCATATGTCACATGGTTCGTACGATCAGAAGAGGGCAAGATTGTCTGCACTCAGGGTCATTACTTTGACCAGCTAAGCGTAGCCCTAGTTGATTTCGACAGCCGTATATAGTAAGATGCAACCAACAGCCAACCAACCGAAAGGAAGTACCATGAATAACCTAACAATCAAGTCACGACGCAATGCTTACAGCATTGTAGGTAAGGAAGTAACAGCAACATCAGCACGTTCAGCAGCCGAGCAAGCAGGCATTGACTGGACAGTATCTCTTGCAGACTTGCAAGCGCTAGCACTTAACGACAGCGGTGTTAGCACACTCGATGTACCCAACAAGTTCGCCACTATCCGTACGAACAGGGACGGTGGTCAATCTGTACTAGGTACAGTAGGTGGACGATACAAGGTGCTCCAGAATGGCGAGATGTTCAGCGCACTGGATGCACTGGTCGACTCAGGAGATGCACGATATGCATATGCTGGTGAAATCAAAGGCGGGTCACAGGTATACATGGTGCTCGAGCTACCCAAAGATGTGAAGATTGGCAACGACCCACACAAGGCTTACCTCGTAGCCCGAACATCACATGATGGATCATGTGCATTGCAGATAGCACCAAGTGTCAACCGATTACGATGCACTAATCAAATCGCTGGCATCTTTAATAAGTCTGCGACTTATACTCTCAAGCACACAACCAACGCTGATTTCAGCATCGAGGATATCAAGCGCATCATCCCTGTTACCTATACAGGTATCGAGCAGTACGAACTCATCGGTAACAAACTCATCGGTGAAACCCTAAGCGACCAAGAGGTAGACACCATCTTCAAGAAGATGTGGTCACTGCCTAGCGGTATCGAACAAGCACCTTACAACATGCTCAGCACTGGCGAGAAGGGTAGATACAACCGAGCAATGACAGCACGTTCGACAGCCAAGGCTATCTATCGTGGTGACACTGGCACACAGGAAGAACTGTACGGCACAGCGTTCGGTGCATTCCAAGCCATCGTCGAGTACGTCGACCACTACAGCCACGCTAAGGAAGCAACACGAGCTGAGCGTAACCTCACTGGTATGGCTGACAAAGCAAAGACACAGGCACTCAGCCTAGTAATGAAGGGATAAAACATGACAGACAACAACGAGGAACTGTACGTCCAGCCCACCATATCGGTGAGGCTGGCGCAGTACCTACTTAAATCACTGGACTACATGCACATCCATGCTCAACAGACAGACAACCCAAGCATCATCGAGCCTGAGCTACATGCCGAAGGTGAAGATGCAATGACCGACATCGTGCTAGATGCACCACTGCCAGAGGACAACTGATGGGTAAGCTAGCAGGCAAGGACATACTTAAGACACGCCCATCCACGCTGCAAATCCAGCCAATCGCTGGATGGTCATGGTACTGCGGGTATCATGACACCTATGGAATCGGAGACGATGAGGAAGAGGTGCTCTTCATGGCAGGAGCACACATGCATTACTTCAGGATCTCGGATGACTGCGAGATAGCAACACGAGAACACAACGTAAAGGAGGAAGCATGATATATGTAGCTAGCGTGATACTTATCTGTGCATACTGCAATGCAGAGATAGAACGCAAGAGTGAAGTCGAAGCGCGTGATGCACTCAATGAGCACTACTCATATGTGCAATGCATTAAGGGATACTGATGGGCAAGCCACGTCCAACAGAGATTAGATTGGTAGCCAATCTAATAGACCCTGATGCAACTAACCCCGAAGGTGCTGCGGATATGGCTATTGAAATCATCGAGGCTCTGGATAAATCCAGAGTTAAACGTGAGTCATACGTAGTCGTAGCAAAGTTGTCGGACTGGGTTCCTCTTCAAGCGTGGGGAGAATTCAGTACCAAGCTGCAAGCGCAGAAGCTTTTGTCTTCCTTGTCATCTCCAGATGTGGGCGGTGGCAAGGGAGCGATAGCACGATTAGAAGATCCAGATACCTATCGCAATAGAATGGGAGAGTAAATGTTCTACAACGGATTCACTTTGCTTATGCAATTGCTAGCTGGCGTAGCTGCCTACCATGTGGGAAGATACTATGGTATTATTGAAGGCAAACGAGAGCTTAGCGAAACTTACAAGTCAATTGAACGTGCAAAGAGAGAAGCTTTTTCCAAGTTGGTTGGAAAATAAGGGGAAGGCGGGGGCTTATGCCTCCGCCTTTTTCTCTTTCATATCCGCGAATGTCTGCGTAATCCAATACAACTTATAGAATTCCTCATCGAATGAGAAGCGCTTCATATGTTTAACTGTCGCACCAGTATGTGCATGTAATGGGACGCCAGCTTCCTTCATCTTCATGAAGAAGTGGATGTCCTCACCAATAAACTTATCGTCGTTACCATCTGATGTCTCCATAAAGAAAGACTTATCACCATGGAACTGACGCATCTTGTCAGCTGCACTGCGGTGCAGTAAGAAGAAACCAAACCCAGCGTAATCAACCTTGATCACCTGATCCTTTGGTAAAGGATGGATGTATGACATGACGTACCGATCATCAGGGTGTGCCATGAATAGGGAAGGGAACGGCTGCATCAAAGCCTTCTCATTCTCCTTGGATATAAAGTAGGTTCCGCTAACAGCAGGTCGATGGACAGCATCAGCTGTCTCCCATACTTTAGCTAGTGCTTCGTTCGTAAGAACGATGTCGCTATCTACCCAGAGAATCCATTCAGTATCTAGTCCGTCGTACCACATATCGAATGCAGCTTGTCGCTGCCTTGCTATCTGATTACCTTGAGTGCGACCAGCGTTGACGATAGGTAGACCAGAGGTGAGCAGTGAGTAGACTAAACCTTCAGCAAACTTGCCATCAACCAATCCGTTATCACACCAGACCAGCATAATCTTTCCCTTGCTTGCAGGTTTCTTATTACCCTTGGACATGATTGCCTCCCCATCCTCCGCCTTTGAATTGAATCCCAGGTGCGTTGAAGATACGACGCAAGGTAGTACCGCATACAGGACAGTCGTACTCTAGTTCTTCATCTGTCATGCCGCGTTCAATGTTAATTACTTGCCCATCACCTGGGCATTCGTACTCATAGATCATTGGTAAGGACTCTTCCCGCCAAGGATGTCAGCTATATCCTTCACACCCTTAGCTGCTAGTTGTTCGACTCGTTGCGGGGATATGTCCCACGCCTTAGCAATATCTGCAAGTGGCATGTCGTTCGCATACCGAGAGTTGAGAATGCCTTGCATCCTTGAGTCAAGCTTACTCATTGCCTTAGATACATCAGCTACTAGTGCAACCAGGTTGTTGCCTTCGTTAGCTAACCGCTTGACCTTAACGCCATGCACGTCAGGGTCGAACACTTGGTTAGCCAGGTATGACTCACCAGATCCAACCACTTTAATAAGAGACTCGATAAGATCGAGGCGATAGAAGTACTCATCACCTAACTCGTAGCCCAAAGCTTTTGCTTTCTCCTTGCGAGCATAGCGTTCGCCAGCTCGGCGTATGAATGTAGAGAATGCTTTGTATCCCTGCTTCTTTTCGACAGGGTCTTCGCGCTCAAGGTACTCACTTACTTTGTCCTTGCGCTTCCATGCATACTCATTCATAGCTTGCCTTACATCTTCAAGCTCGACGAATCGATAGAATCTTTTCGAAACATTGTAGGCAATGATGGAGGTGATGTCGTTAACCTCTACCCATATAGGGTGATCTTTATCTAGATCAGCCATGCTCTTTAACCAAGTATGCGTGAGCTGCTAGTAACATGTCGGGGTCATCTCCAAGTAAACCAATCGCTCTGTTGTGGTTGCTGCATAGCAAACCTCTAACCTTGCCAGTCTCATGGTCGTGGTCTATGTCCAATGCTCTGCGCTCTGGTTTGCCACCACATATATAGCAGCCACCATCTTGTTCTTCAAGCATACGATCGTAGTCATGCTCGGTAATTCCGTATGCTCTGATGCGCGAGATGCGCTGCTCGGCATAAGTTTTATTTCGCTTGCGTGGCATATTGTTCCCAGATCCCACGCTCAACCATCAGTGCGATCACTGCATAGTTGGCAATGTCAATGAAGCTATCTTCGAGAGCTTCATGATTGGGTTCAACTGAGTTGTATATAAGATTCTTTAGTCGCTCGATCTTGTCTGACATGCGTACCATCAGACCATTGGTTGCACCACCAGGTGCATTCGAAATATTTAATGGACCGTAATCAACTTGCTTGCTTATCAGGATTTCTAGCAGCTCGTGGTATATAGAGCTAGCATCATGACCGAAGTCTTCGATCGTTAACTTTTTCGTAGCCAAGCAGCACCCCTTTAGTTAATAGCATTGACGAGGTCTGTCAATGCTTGTGCTCCTTGGTCTACAATTATACTATTGATGTCACTGTTTGGTGGTAGCGACACGCGGACAGCTTGAGGAATTGCATCCTGCAATCGACGAGCCAAGTCCTGCCCTGGGTTGGAGCCGTCTTCCTTAACATCATTGTCGGTTGCGATTACAACCGTACCAATCCCATCAAAGCACCTACTAAAGTAAGGCTTCCAAGCGTTAACACCAGCAACGGCAACAGCGGGGTGTCCAGCAAGAGTCGCGCTAATCGCATCTATCTCTCCTTCAACTATGAGCACCTGACTAACTGCGTTAAGGATTGCATCAACGTTATATAGGTGGTGCTTCTGACCAGTTGGAATCATATACTTTGGGTCACCGCCATCGATGCGACGAAACTTAAACCCAACTACACCAGCCCCTGTTATATAGGGGATGGATAGGTGATGCTTAAGTCTATCTTCGTGACCAGGTGCAACCTCGGCTACATATCCTAGTAAAAATTTTTCAGCACCATCAAGGATCCCTCGTGATGCTAGGTATTCTTCTGCTGGTGAACCAGCAAGTGCGTCGTGGTATTGGTGTGCTGCTTTAGTCCAGAGTTCTATTAGCTTTGGGTTGGTTCTCATAGCTTATTCTGCTTCCTCATAATGAATGGAGGTGCAGTATACACGTCATTCTTTGCAGCGATAGTCAAAGCTTCTTTCCACCCAGCACCTTGGGCTAAAGCTCCGAGTGCAAATGACGAGCCAGAACCTACGCCGTACAAACCGTCGTCACGTAGGTAGATAGAATAGGAATCATCTATCTCGTAGATGGTTCCATGTATAGCAACGATCAGTTGAAAGCCACTGTCGCTTGAGTCTTTGTCTGGCTGATAGCCAGACTCTTTAATACATTCACGTAAGCTTGGAGCTACGGTAGTAATCATCCATGTGTACAAGTTCTTACCGACAGGTGGAACAGGCGGGCGCCATACATGTTGGATGATGTCGCATGGTTGTACATCACCAGCACCAGCGATGAGCCACTGCCCACGCTTGGTTATCTTGGTGATGGTTGGATGTGAGTACGGACGTGAGTCCGCCGTTGTTCGTGAGTCAGCTGCGATAAAGCAGTGATCATCTTTTTGTACAGCAATAATAGTTGTCATCTTGCACGTAACCTTGGGGGTGTCCACCGTCCTGACGAGCGTGACTTGCCACGTCCTGACACAGCAGAGGGGTTGGATTTTTCCTTACCGATATTCTTTTCTGCCCATGAACGAGCCTCTGGGTATGTTAAGTTCTCACGAGCCATAACGATCTGTATTCCAGAACCGCTAGCAGCACATGCATAACATACCCAGACGCCCTTGTCTGAGTTCACCGAAGCAGACTTCTTTGAATCATCGTGTACTGGACACAGGATTGACTTCTCACCTTGCGGTAAGTCCAATCCGTAATGATTAAATACTGCTTCAAGAAACTCAGACTGATTCATTTGTTAAAACCAATTCCTTTCCTGATGGAACTTGTATGCCTCGCACCAAGATCCGTATCGATGTAGAACGTATTCGTGTGAATACTGACCAACGTGGATGTCCCCACATTAGTTGCCAAGCTCCAGTTGCTGACGAACGCTTGTTCTTCGCTTCCAATCGGTAACGAGATTCTTTGAACGCTATCTTCAGCGAGCAATCTATTTCCGACTTGTCCTTCGTCAATGTGCCTATCGCAAAGCGAAGCTTCTGCCTCGGCTCCATCACTGAAACCATTTGTTCCATTGATGCAGCTGGTGCTATTGCTTCCGCTGGTGTTGCGATTATCATCATTGATGTTACTACGGTCATTACCATCAACCGCATAGTTACCTCTTTTCAGTTGGTAAGTAACTGTCACCTTCTTACCTATGTCCATTGTAACCTGCCTGTTTTAGCAGATCCGCCCAGAGCCATGCGGGCATAACCGCGTATGACTCTGAGACATTTGATGTGCCACGCTTCTTCATTAATACAACCCCAGTCTCTGCATCAGCATGAGTCATTTCATCCTCAAGCTCACGCAAGTACTGTGGAATCCTAAATGATTTCTCATTCTTACATTCTATAACTACGCCATCTATACCGTCAATGTCTCCGACATCATCGTGTCGACCAGCACCGTATGCACGTTCAGCACACTCGAAGCCGTAGCTTCGAAGCCACTTGACTACATCACGTTCGTACTGTGAGCCCTTACGTTTAGCTGCACTGCTCATCAGTAATCTCCTGGTGTAATTGATTCGAGTGTTATATTAAGTTTTGATCTTAATGTTAATCGTTCTCTCGGTGATAAGCCACCCCATAAACCATAGTTCTCATGCCTCATGCCCCAGTCAAGACACTCACGCCTAACTCTACAACCAGAACAGATCGTCTTACCTAAAGCATATATAGATACATCTCTTTCATTATCCTCTGGAGGATAAAAAAATTCAGTACCTACTTCTTTACAAAGACCATCACTCAGGTCTGGAAAGTTCATTAAGCAGCTCCTCTATTGGTTTGAGTTGATCGGCATTCATTACCAACCTAACGCCGTAACCATAGTCATGGTTGAAATGTTTCGCAAGAAATACTTCCCGCTCAACCCATCCCATTATTTCGAACTTGCTATCTACGTGAGGCAACTGCTTGTCACCAATAAATCTGACGAGCACAGCGTAGTCAGAGATGAATAAGTAAGATGCGTTAAATATTAATTGCGGT